GCGGAACTTTGTGCTTGTCCCGCTGATCCCTTCGTCTGTGTACACCTCCACGAACTCCCATTCGGGGTTCCGCTGAATGTAGCCCGTGTAATAATCCACCTGGGCCTCGTAGCTGTTCTGCTGCTCGTCCTTATCCGTGGAGACGCGGGCGTATCCGGCCACCTTTCGTTTTTTTGTCAGGCCGGGAAGTCCCTGAAAAAAGTCAGTAGGCTTTGCAGGAATAACCGTGATATTCTTGTTGCTCATCTGTCTACATCCTTCCTTTGAAGCGTTTTTTGTCTCGCCACCTGGCGCTTCTCTTCGGTCCAGCTTTCGGAGCGTGGGCGGTCTTGCCATGTAATTTTCTTTTCCGTTCCGTCGGTCAGCACCAGTCGTAGCCTGTTTTCCGGTTCCACAATGATGTAATTAACCGCACTTATAAAATAATCTTCGGTAAAGTTCTTTCTACCAAGAGCGTCCGCAACACAGTTTTTAAGGATTTCCTCCGGTATGGCCTTGGAAGCGCAGTAGTCCTTCCCCTGGGTGTTAAAAGTGGAGCAGCACCAGATTGTGTTATTCCGCGTGGTTTTTCGCCTGTAGTTTTTTCCGCAGATAGCGCATCGGATTTTGCCAGTGAACACGCTCTTGGCGCCGGGGCCGTATTTTTGTTTCTCGGCTCGGCGTTGTAATTCTTCCTGCACGGCGGCGAACACCTCTCTGGACACTATCGACTCATGGTCATCGGTAATATAAAATTGCTGAAGCTGGCCCTTGTTTTTGACCTGCTTTTTCGTGAGATGGTTCTCAATCATTGTTTTCTGAAGGAGCAGATCACCCATATATCTCTCGTTCCGCAAAATTTTGCGAATGGTGTTCGGGTGCCAGTAAGGTATCTTTTCCGTACAGATGCAGCGCTCGTTCAGGACATTTGCAATTTTCTGCGCTCCATATCCGGAAAGGTACAGGTCGAAGATTTCCTTTGCGATTTTTGCTTCTTGCGGCACAATGATTATTTCGCCGTTCACCAAGCGATAGCCGAGCATGGTGCAGTTATTGGTCTGCCCCTGTTCAAATCCCTTGCGAATCTTCCACTTGCAGTTCTCGCTGCATGAAAGGCTTTCTTCCTGTGCCTGGGACGCCATGAGGGTAAGCATCAGCTCGCCTTCTTCGCTGATGGAGCAGATGTTCTCGTCTTCAAAAAAGACGTTTATGCCGAGCTCCTTGAGTTCTCTTACCGTTTCAAGCAGCGTCACCGTATTTCTTGCGAAGCGGGAAATCGACTTTGTTATCACCAAGTCGATTAGTCCCGAGCGGCAATCAGAGAGCAGCTTCTGAAACCGTTCTCTGTCGTCCTTGGTTCCCGTTTTTGCCTCGTCTGCGTACACTCCGACAAACTCCCATTCGGGTTTGCGGAGGATATATTTGCGGTAATAATCGATCTGCGCCGCTAAAGAGTGGAGCATAGTATCCTTGTCGCAGGATACCCTCGCGTAAGCCGCCACCCGCTTCCTATCAACAAGGGAGGTGCGTGTGGGTGTAATGTCAATAATCTGCTTTCCCATGGCTAAGTCCTCCTTTGGGTCGTAGACATATTACCATCACTTTTCCTCATTATCCAGCGGTAATTGATAACTATTATCAACAAATATTGGGGTATATTTCACCCTCAGGATTGTATCAATCACCCGAAAGTCCTCCTCAGAAATGATGCCCTCCTTGAGCATCCCTTTGAACGGAGAGAGGCTGGCGTGATACAGAAATTCCTTGTTCAGCTGTTCCTTTGTCATCGCATTCCACCTCCGAACCTCGCTGCCACATAGCAACCGTGAGAGCAGTATTTCCGGGGCGCATTCCCATAAGCGTTAAAAGCCTTTCCGCAGTTTTCGCAGACGAGGGTACGGCAGGCTTTGGCGTTGCCGTTCTTTGCACCCGGATGCGCCGTCCACCATTTGACCCGGCATTCATCAGAGCAAAACTTTCTTTTTTTCACTTTGCTTTTCTGAATGAGCGTTTTCCCGCACTGGCGGCAGTGGCTTTCATCAAAGACAGCGGGTTCGGCCGTCATGATGTTTTCTCTGCGGCAGAAGGACCGTACCGTTCCCAAGGGTAAATCGAGCGTCTGAGCAATTATTTTATATCCCCAGCCACTGTGGCGGAGAGTTGCTATTCTTTCTTTTTGTTCATTTGTCATGTGCTGTCCTCCAATCCGAGAACCTCTGTCCTCATAACTCACAGGAACTTTTCAGGCCGTTTGAACGAAAAATAAGTAAAAAAATAATGCCCATCGAAGAAAGAATTTCGATGGGCATTAAATAATGATATAATTCTAGAATCTTGGTTTTTGGTTACTATTGCTGCGATCTTTTATACTTTCACTGTATGGTCAAGTGAGATCCATCCGGAGCGGCTTTTCATATATGCCTTGAGCAATCCCCATTTTGCCGCCCCGGCGCCATCCGCCTCCTCGACGATAGTAAATACTCCCCTGCCCGTGTAATTGCCATTTGGGGCATAGTTCGTTCCAGGACCTTTTCGGATATTCAGATTGGTGATGTTAACCCTTACGCGATATGGCTTGAAACCAGCAATTACATTATCAGCCTTATCATCACCAAGCGCTGCTTTTACGTCGGCACGAAAGGTATCCATGCTCTTGCCATGTTTCGGGAACCAGTGCATGACATCGCCGTGGTTGGACGCGATGCCTTGAGCATGGCCTTCGCTGTGGCAAATGATGTTTTTCTCCGTCAGTCCGTACTGCTTGCAGAGATACACGCAAAGCTCTACCGCTTCCTTGTAAACGGCAGAAAAATACGAGGAATCGTTCAGCCCGTCCTCGCAAATCTCAATGCCTATATGGGTATTGTTCGCGCTTCCTCCGGCGTGCCAGCCCCGCATATTCCACGGCAGCGCCTGGTAGGTAGCAATGGAGCCGTCCTTTAGCCTACCGATGAAAGCATGAGCGCAGATCTGCCGGCCTCCCGGCCTCGCGGTGTTCCAATGGTTACCATACTGGTTCGCTCCGATCAGGCCGTCGTCGGGGCCGACATAGCGTTTGAGCCAGGGGTTATTCGCACCGGTGCTGTGGATCATGATGCCTTTCGGCGTGATGGTTTCTCCCGCCTTGTAGCAGTCGTTTTTTGTGAGAATGAGTGTATGCAAATTCATTTCACGCCGTCCTCCTTTTCCGTGCCACCACTAGTGGCACTGCGGTCGTGAAGCTGTTCCAGAACTGCCTTGAGTTTTGCCGGAATGGGCAGCCCAATATGTCCGGCGTTTTCCATCAGGGATACGCCTTCGTTGGAAATGTAGAAAAAGATAATTGCCGTCCGCAAAACGCCGGCGGCACCGATGATCTGTGTGTCGAGAATATGCCCGACCCCGACCATAATAAAAATGAGCACCTTCTTGAAGATGCCCTTGAAGCCGACCTCGCTGCTGAGATTTTTATCAACGACCGCGCACATCAGGCCGGTGATGTAGTCTGTTACTATGAAGGCAAACAGCGCGTAGAGAAACCCATCGTATCCGCCGAAAAACCATCCGAGCCATCCGCCGATAGCGGCAAACGCTACCTGAATCCAATTCCAATCTTCCTTCATATCTTTATTCCTCCTCAAATTTAATAAACTCCGCAAGCGCGGAAATATCGTTGACCGACAGGGAGAAACCCGGCTTTACCTTGAGCGGTATCGGCGGCTTGTCATATTCAGTAGTAAACTCAAAAAGCTCCCGAAGCTTAGCCTCGGCTTCCCTTCCCTCATATGCCGCCAGAATCTTTTCGCGTTCGGCATTAAAAAAGCCGATGCATTTGTCCAGCTCCGGCAGGCGTTTATGAATCTGATATGCGGCTGCAATGTCGATGCGTTCTGCGCACAACCGCTGCATCGCCGGAACTGCGTTGATAATGGTTAACAGCTTCATGGATTCCTTCTTTCCGGGTTATACAAGCCCCATTGTTTTCAAACGGTTAATCAGTTCATTAATCTTTGTGATGGTAGTCGCGAGCGTTGCGCTGGTGGACAACGTCGCCACCGCCACCTTCGACGAAGGCGTCGCGCCATAAAAGCCAACCGCACCAACCACCTTGAGAGTGCCGCTGGCAGTTGTATTAGCTGACAGTGTCAGAGTGGTATAGGACGTGCTGTACCCGATGGTGATTGTTTTCATGGGTATGGACAGCGAATTTGTCAGGCTTCCGGAGTAGGCCCCTATGCTCATGGTCTGTGACGAGAAAGTTAGTACGTTTTCCAAGCCGGAGCCGCCAGTACGCATGATACCGCCCGACGTGGAAAATGTTATATCTGAACCATCAATTTTTACATTGCTGTTCTGAATTACCATACTGGTCAGAGTCCCGCTGGAGATTCGATCCGCGCTGATGCTGCCCGTCGTAATATTGCTGCCGTTAATGATCGTCTGTCCGGCAGTTTTGAGCGCGTTGAAGGTTACATAGCCCGTGATATCAATGCCGCTTGAAACCAAGGAAATAACTCTGCTCGATAGGGTAAAATTGGACGAGGAGGTTCCCGAAGCGACGATCCAGTCGATTTTATTCGCCGTCTGCTCAACTGTGGATATGTTGTTCTCAGCGTTTGCCACACGGGTAGCGATGCTTTCCGCGTTCTGCGTAATCGTGGTTATATTCCCTTCCGCATCTTCAAGCCTTGTATTGAAACCATCTAATGTGATGCCTACGGACGCGATCGCTCCCTCCGCGGAAGTGATACGGGCGTCAAAGCCATTTACCGTTTGCGAGAGAGTGGATACATTTCCTTCAGCGTCTAGTATTCGAGTTGAAATGCCTGAAACGTTCTGCTGCAGGAGGGAGACGGAACCTTCGGCGCTTGTGATCTTCGACTCCAGCCTGCCGTTGGCGGCATGGAACTCCTGTGAGATTCCTTCCAACCGTTCACTGTTCGCCGCCAGTAGGTTTGGCATATAATCGCCGACCTCCATATGGATGGCATAACAATCAAAAGGGTTGTAGGTCAGTCCCACAATCCGGGTATCGACGTTGATGGACAGCGGATGGTAGGTAATGTTCACTTCATCGCCCACGGAAAGGGACACACGTTTATATAGATTCACTTCATACGCCTGCGTATCCTTACGGGAGTCATAAGTCGCGGAAAGGCTGATCACGTTTTTCCCATCCATGAGCATTTTTCGTACCGTACTCCCGCGATGAGCACGGATATTGATGGAATATCCGTCATATTCCAGCTCCCCGCTCGTGGCGTCGGCAAAACGCATGAGCACGCTGCGGCGATTGAGCGGACTTTGGTCGGTAAATGCACACTCAATCATAGCTGTAGGTTCAACCACACCCACTGTGAAAGGCGTTCCGGCCAATAGCTCGGTCAGTCCTGCAATTGGAGTCCCCTCAAATACGAAGGTTACGAGGTTGTACTCCGCGTTGTTCAAGAGATACGAAACGTGCTCACAGGAAACGGTGTTTGATTCCATACCGCTCGTAAAGCCCCGCTTGACCCGGACGATGTTGTAATATTGATTGTTGTGCTTTGCCACCATGCCGGGCAATATGGGCTGCGTATTCTTAGTTAGTGCGGTGAAATCAAAGGTGAGCGTTCCGTCCAACTTATCACACAGGGACGCCGACAGAACGCGTGGTATCGTCTGAACCAGTTCGCCATTGTTATATATCTCAATCGCCATATGCGGTATCCTTTCTTTAGACCGTTCCAAGGTTGCGAACGAAGGCCGCGTTCTGCGTCCACTGAATCTCAGCAATGATCCGGGAGAGCGTCGTGCCGTCCAGCGTCAGCGGGATGGTCACATCCAGTCTCCTCGTGCCTATGCCGCTCATTCCGGACGCGCCCTCTATCGCTCCGGACATGTCCACTCTGAAATCGGTGGGGATCGCCTTTTGCATTTCTTTCTCAACACCTTTCATGGCGTCAACGAATCCCGCTCCAAGTCCAAAGCCCATATTCTCACCGATTCCCGCGAATACCGTGGAGGGGCTATGGATACCGAGCGAGTCCTTGATGTCACGGACAAGACCGTTGACCCAGCCGGACACTTTGGACCACAGCCAGCTAATCATGCTCTGTATACCCTCCCACAGTCCCCTGACCAAGTCCGCTCCTATCCCGTTGATTTTATATAGCAAGCTTCCGAACGCCAGGACGATACTGGATATGATCTGCGGTACCGCCTTGCAGATCTCCACGATAATGGCGGGCAGATCCTTTATGAGCGCCACAAACAGCTGGATGCCTGCCGCAATGATCACATCGATATTGTCAATCAGCGCGTCCACGATCCCCGTAATGATCTGCGGTAAAGCTTCTATGAGTTCTGGCAGCGCCGCCAGTAGACCCTCCGCCAAGCCTTGAATGATAGCAAAAGCTGCTTCCAGGATTATATCCATGTTGTCGAGCAAAACTTGAACGATAAGAGCGATGGCTTCCACGATGGATGGGATCAGCTCCGGCAGAGCATTTGCGATCCCCGTAGCCAATGTGGCGATCATGTCTATTGCCGCCTCAATAATTGCGGGCAGATTGTCAATGATGCCTTGAACCAGAGTAAGGATAAGCTGCAGAGCACCTTCCGTGATTTGCGGCAGGGCTTCAATCAAGCCTTCCAGAAAAGTCATAACAACAGAGGAAGCGCACTCAACGATGGTGGGTAGATTTTCGATGACGGCGCTGCCGATTGC